ATGTTAGATATAGTTTTGAAACTCAAGAGTTCTTTCAAAGACAAATTGAAGAAGCTATTAATACATTAATTAATGATCGTAACAAAGAAAGCGATAAAATTTTCGCATGGTTCATAGGAGATTAGATGCCAACTAATATTAAAGATTATTCAACCACACAAGCTAGTAACACATCACTAAATGGTATTTCAACAGCAGAAGGTATGTTACCTTCTAATCTAAACAATGCAATTAGAGCATTGATGAAAAATACTAGAGATTGGTTTAATGATGCACAATGGATTGAATATGGTGATGGTGATGGAGCTTTTACTGCTGCTTACGCATCAGCAACTTCTTTTACAATAGCTGGTGTAGATGTAACTTCAATTTATCATGCAGGAAGAAGAATTAAATTAACTGCAACAACACCAGGCACAATTTTTGGAACGATTGCTAGTTCATCATTTTCTACAAACACAACAATCAATGTAACTTGGGATAGTGGATCACTTGCTAATGAAGCAATCACTCATGTTTACATTGGTGCTTTATCAAAAACAAATTCATCTATACCTGAAGGTATTGTGGCAACTGCAACTCTTGCAGATGGTTCAGTAACAACTGCGAAGATTGCAGCAGATGCTGTTAATGGAACTAAGATTGCAGATGACAGTATTAATAGTGAACACTATGTAGATGGTTCAATAGACACAGCTCACATTGCAGACGCACAAATAACAACTGCTAAAATTACAGATGCAAATGTTACAACAGCTAAAATTGCTGCTGATGCAGTTGATGGAACAAAAATAGCTGACGATAGTATTAACTCAGAACATTATGTTGATGGAAGTATAGACACTGCACATATAGCAGATTCACAAATTACTACTGCAAAGATAGCAGATAGTGCAATCACATCTGCAAAAATAAATGATGGTGCTATTGTAAATGCAGACATCAATGCAAGTGCAGCCATTGCAGCTACAAAAATACATGATGGTACAATTTCAAATACAGAGTTTGGTTATCTAAATGGTGTCAGTTCAAATATTCAAGATCAATTAGATGCAAAAGGTGCTTCTAATGCAAACTTAACTGCAATCGGAAATCTTGCTACAACAGATGGTAATTTTATTGTTGGTAGTGGTTCAACTTGGGTAGCAGAAACAGGATCAACTGCAAGAGCATCACTAGGACTTGGAACAATATCAACACAAGCCTCAAGTAGTGTAGCTATAACTGGTGGTACGATTACAGGACTTGGTTCTCCTTCTTCAGGATCAGATGCAGCAACAAAAACTTACGTTGATAATTTAGTTACAGGATTAAAAACAAGAATTATTACAAGAGTTGCTACAACAGCAAATATTAATTTATCAAATGCTTTAGAAAATGGTGATACTTTAGATGGTATTACACTTGCTACAGGAAATAAAGTTTTAGTAAAAGATCAAACAGATGCTACTGAAAATGGTATCTATAATGTTGTGGCTTCAGGTACTGCTACAAGAGATACTGACTACGATACAGTTGCAGAACTAGCAGGACAATTAGTAATTGTTCAAGAAGGTTCATCTAATGCAGATAAAATATTTTTATGTACGACTGATAACTCAGGTTCTATTGGTTCAGTAAATATTGTATTTACAGTTGTTACACCATCAAATGTTGGAGATGTAACTTTAAATGGTGTTCAAACACTAACAAACAAAACTTTAACATCACCAGTTATTTCTGACATTGTATCAGTATCTAATGGTAATATATCAGTATCGCCAAATGGAACAGGTAAAGTATTATTAGATGGTGATGGCTCATCAGGTGGTGTAGCTGTTACTGATGGATTGGTAGAAATTAAAACAGGAACTGGTAGTGTTGCTAAAGTTAAATTTTACTGTGAGTCTTCAAATGCTCATGCTCAAACACTACAAGCAGCTCCACACTCAGCAGCTAGTTCAGCAGTTTTAACACTACCAAATAATACAGGAACTTTGATTGGTACTGGAGATTCTGGAACTTTACCAGTAGCTGCTATTGATATTGATGGTGGAACTGATATAGGTGCAGACTTAACAACATCTGATTTAATTATTGTAGATGATGGTGCAGGTGGAACAAATAGAAAAGCAGCATTATCAAGAATTGTTACTTTAGTTGACGCAAACTCTAGTGCAGCTAGTGCTGGATTTGCTGTAGCAATGGCGATTGCACTTTAAATGAAAACAAAGGAGAAAAAATAGATGGCACAAGATTTTGAAAGAGTTTTAAAACAAAATGTTGGAACTTCTGCAACTGAAATAAGAGCTGCTGCTAATAGTGATGACGCAATCATTGGAATGCGTTTTGCTAATAAATCAACATCAGCAGTAACTGTAGATGCTACTGTAAAAAATAGTAGCACAAGTTATTATTTAATTAAAGATGCACCGATACCTGCTGGTGGTTCTTTAGAATTAATTGATGGTGGCTCTAAAGTAGTTTTACAATCAGGTGATAGTGTTGAAGCATTATCAGATACAGCTTCTGCTGTTGATTGCATACTATCAGTTGTTGATTCAATAAGTACATAGGATTAAAATGGCATATATAGGAAATACACCTGCTGAAGCATTTAGTGCTTTTCAAAAACAAGACTTTAGTACAAGTGCAACTACTTCGTACACTTTAGATCATCCTGTTTCTAATCAAAATGAAATAGCACTATTTATAAATTTTGTAAGACAAGAACCTACAGCAGCATATACTGCTAGTGGTACTACACTTACTCTAACAAGTGCAACATCTGGATCAGATGATATGTACTGTGTGTATTTAGGTAAAGCTGTTCAAACAGTAAATCCTCCAAGTGGTTCTGTTGGAAGCTCACAAGTAGCAGCATCTATAATTACTGGTCAAACTGCTTTAGGTGCAACACCAGCAGATACAGATGAGCTTTTAATTTCTGATGCTGGAACATTAAAGAGAGTAGATTTTAGTCATTTAAAATCAACAATGACACCAGCTTTTCAAGCATACTCATCTAATGGACAAACTCCAGGAGATGCTAGTTGGACTAAAGTTGAATTAGATGCAGTTTTATTTGATACTGATAGTGCATTTAATACCAGCACATATAGATTTACAGTGCCATCTGGAAAAGGTGGAAAGTATTTTATAAATGGTTTAATAGCAATAGATTCACAAGAAAATAGTGGTATTAATTATTCATCTGTTAAATTTTATAAAAATGGTGGCTCATCAGAATTAGCTGATAGTTATAATAATTGGCAATCTAATCCACCTAGAGATTTTGCACAGTCTTTATCTGGAATTTTTGAATTAGCTGCTGGTGATTATGTAGAACTTTATGGTTATCTTGATGATGCTTCTGGATCTGGTATGGATTTTAAAGGAGCAAGTGGAACAAGAATAGCAACTCAAATGGGTGGATTTAAAATTATAGAATAGGATAAATTATGGCAATAACAAAAATACAATCGCTTAACTTTCACTTCGTTTCAGTTAAGAATTTTACAAAGGAAAATCTTATGAAGGAGATTAACTAATGGCTATTACTAAGATACAATCGGAATCGTTGAACTTAGCAGACACTTACGCATTTACAGGAACTGTAACTGGTGCTGGTGGTGTTAATACTCCAGTTTTTGCAGTAAGTAAAAGTGCAACTCAAGGTTTGAATAATGATGCTTATACAAAAGTTACTTGGGATGTAGAAAATATTGATAGTGATAACGCATTTGCATCAGATAAATTTACTGCGCCAAGTGCTGGAACTTATTATTTTAATGCGACTGTATTAGTTCAAATGGGTGTAACTACAACTAATTGGACTTCAATTTATAAAAATGGCTCAGCTTTGAGAAATTGTAAAAGGTATAGATATGGTAATCAAGTAACTAGCCATACAGAAGTTGCTGAAGTTATAACAACACTAGCACAAAATGATTACATAGAAGTTTATCATTATACAAACATAGGTGCATCTTCAAATAGAGATTTATTTGGAAACAATACAGCAGATTTAGCTTCAACATTTTCAGGATATAAATTAATTACATAAAATTAAGGAGGTAAAAAACTATGGCACAATTAAGTACAAAAATAAAATCATACTGCAAAGCTAATGGTGTTAGCGATGTAGATTTTTTAAATGATGTTAAGTTGCAAGACGATAGCGATGGTAATGGTGTATATATCAAAGAATGGAATTTAGATATTGCACAACCAACTGATGAGCAATTAGC